CATTTGTAAGAGATATAGATAGTATTGTGCAAAAATTAAATACAACGTTTCAACAAGATATAAAAGAAGAAGCGGAAGCGGAGGCATATTTCTTTGGCTAATACATTTATAAATAAAAAAGTAGACTTGACTACAACAAGTGCTACTACATTATACACAGTTCCTTCTGCTACAACATGTATTATAAAATCTATTATAGTGTCTGAAGACTCAGGAAATGCTGATACTATAACTGTAACAATTACTGATACAGCAGCAGCTGTGTTTAGTTTATTTA